TTCTTAGAGGTGCTCTTTGATGAGGCTGGTGGTGACGTGGTAGCAGCTAAGAAACTTGCAGGCTATGCTCCTGCTTCAAGCACAGCAGCTATTGTAGAATCTCTTAAAGATGAGATTGGTGAGAAGACACGGACTTACTTTGCACGTACTGCACCCAAAGCAGCTATGGCAATGGTAGGCGCTCTGTCTGACCCTACTGAGTTAGGCATTAAAGAGAAGATGGTAGCAGCAAAAGACTTGCTAGATCGTGCAGGACTTGGTAAGGTAGACAAAGTAGACGTAACATCTGGCGGTGGAGGCATATTCTACCTGCCACCAAAAGAAGGTTCAAACGAATAGTACCTGAGAGAGATTTAGGCTTCTGGCAGTTACCGTTACCGCCAAAAGATCACAACAAGAAGTGGCATACTAACAACGATAAGTTACTCGTACCCATTGAATCTGAGTTAGAAGCTTTAGAGCTTGCTAAACGACACCTTAAGCAGTATAGTTATCGTGCAGTAGCACACTGGTTAAGCAAAGAGACAGGCCGTGACATAGGCCACACAGGTTTAAAGAAAAGAGTTGAGATTGAGCAGAAACGTAGAAAAGCAGCTGCAATTAAGCGCAAGCTTGCCAAGTGGCTCAAAGAAACCCTTGAGGAAATCAAAAAACTTGAAACCCAAGGGGTCGGGGCATACGCAGAAATTGACAGAGACGGTTGAAGCAGTCGCCACCCCCAAAGTAGAGACTGTTCCTGCACAAGTCAAAGCACCTGAGTATGATGTAGATGTGGCTATGGATGTGGTTTTCAAGCCAAACCCCGGCCCCCAGACTCAATTTCTTAGTTCGTCAGAACGTGAGGTTCTCTATGGTGGCGCAGCTGGTGGTGGCAAATCCTACGCTATGTTAGCTGACCCGCTACATGGTTTGAACGATCCTAACTTTAGTGGCCTACTTGTACGTCACACAACAGAAGAACTAAGGGAACTAATACAGAAATCTCAGGAGCTATACCCTCGTGCTGTACCGGGTATTAAATGGTCTGAAAGAAAATCTCAGTGGGTCTCACCTAGAGGTGGTCGCCTCTGGATGTCATACTTGGATAAGGATACAGATGTCACACGCTATCAGGGTCAGGCTTTTAACTGGATTGGATTTGACGAACTTACTCAATGGACTACACCTTACGCTTGGGATTATATGAGATCTCGCTTGAGATCTGCACATTCGTCAACTCTTGGTCTCTACATGAGAGCAACAACAAACCCCGGAGGAGCAGGACATGCTTGGGTTAAGAAAATGTTTATTGACCCTGAAAGAGCAGGTAAAGCTTTTTGGGCAACGCATTTGGATTCTGGGGAAACTATTACCTTTCCTAAAGGGCATAGTAAAGAAGGTCAGCCTCTATTTAAGCGGCGTTTTATTCCCGCCTCTCTATTTGATAATCCGTACTTATCTGACTCTGGCGACTATGAAGCGATGCTTCTCTCTCTGCCGGAGCATCAGCGTAAGCAGTTACTTGAAGGTAACTGGGATATTACGGAGCATCAGCGTAAGCAGTTACTTGAAGGTAACTGGGATATTAATGAAGGTGCCGCTTTTCCAGAGTTTGACAGAAAGATACATGTCGTGGACTCATTTGAGATACCTGACTCTTGGGCAAAGTTTAGGGCTTGCGATTACGGTTATGGTAGTTACACTGGTGTTCTCTGGTTTGCTGTAGCTCCTGACGAACAAGTAATTGTGTACCGTGAGATGTATGTATCTAAAGTTACAGCTTCTGACTTAGCAGATTTGATATTGGAAGCAGAAGCAAGAGATGGTACAATGAGATACGGGGTGCTGGATAGTTCTTTATGGCACAACCGTGGCGACACTGGACCTAGCTTGGCAGAGCAGATGAACATGAAGGGTTGTCGTTGGCGTCCCTCTGATCGGTCAAGAGGTTCACGTGTCGCAGGTAAGAACGAAATACATAGGCGTTTAAAGGTGGATGAGTTCACTGAAAAGCCTCAGCTAGTGTTTATGAGTAATTGTACAAACACGATAGCACAGATTCCTAGTATTCCTCTGGACAAGAAAAACCCAGAAGATGTTGATACTCACGCAGAGGATCACTTGTATGACGCTCTAAGATACGGTATTATGACACGTCCACGTAGCAGCATATGGGACTTTAACCCAGCAAAACAACGCACTGGTTTTCAAGCTAGTGATCCACAATTCGGGTATTGATTATGGCAGAACAAGAAGAAATGTTTGAAACAGATGAAGTCGTAGCTGCTGAAGACAGTACGGACAGTATCTTTGAAACTAAGTCTAGTGTAGTTGCTTTTGTAGCTGAGCGCTATAAACGTGCAGAAGATGCTAGGTTTGCAGATGAAGAGCGGTGGTTAAAAGCCTATCGTAACTATCGTGGTTTGTATAGTAAGGACGTACAGTTCACAGACACAGAGAAGTCACGTGTGTTTGTTAAAGTCACTAAGACTAAGACCCTTGCAGCGTATGGACAGATTGTTGATGTACTATTTGGTAACAACAAGGTAAGGACGTACAGTTCACAGACACAGAGAAGTCACGTGTGTTTGTTAAAGTCACTAAGACTAAGACCCTTGCAGCGTATGGACAGATTGTTGATGTACTATTTGGTAACAACAAGTTTCCTTTATCTGTTAATCCCTCTGTATTACCTGACGGTGTTGCAGAGTCTGTACATATCAACGTAGATCCTAACGCCGCAGCAGCAGGAGATGCGTTACGGCCTATTACTGAGCAAAAACCCGCTGCACCCTACTTGCTGGATGGTGTTACAGAGCTTAAACCTGGAGCTACGTTATCAGACTTAGCTAATCGTCTAGGTCCACTAGAAGATAAACTTTCAGCTGTATCTGATAAGGTAGTTGAGGGTGACGGTACTACTCCTACCACAGTAACATTCCATCCTGCTATGATTGCAGCTAAGAAGATGGAAAAGAAGATCCACGATCAGCTTCAAGAGTCTGGTGCTTCTGTACATCTACGCTCTATGGCATTTGAGATGTCTCTACTTGGCACGGGTGTCATGAAGGGTCCGTTTGCTGTAGATAAAGAATATCCTAACTGGAACGGTGAAGGTGAGTATGAACCTCTCGTAAAGACTGTGCCAGAATGTAGCCATGTTTCTGTTTGGGACTTCTACCCTGACCCAGAAGCTAAGTCTATGAATGATGCTGAGTATGTGGTAGAACGTCATAAGATGTCACGTACTCAATTACGTGCTCTTAAGAACCGCCCCTACTTTATGTCTGACTCAATTAGCTTAGCTATTGATAAAGGCCCAGACTATGTTCAGAAGTACTGGGAGATGACTATGGAGGATGACGATACACAGCCGTCATCTGAGCGTTGGGAAGTATTAGAGTTCTGGGGTTTTGTAGATACGGATGTTCTAGAAGAGCATGGAGTAGCTATTCCTAAAGCTCTACGAGATCTTGATGAGGTTAACTGTAACGTATGGGTATGTAACGGTGAGGTACTACGCTTCGTACTTAACCCATTCAAACCTACACGTATTCCTTACTACGCTGTACCCTATGAGCATAATCCTTACTCCTTCTTTGGTGTAGGCATTGCTGAGAACATGGACGATACACAGACGTTGATGAATGGCTTTATGCGTATGGCTATTGACAACGCTGCACTATCTGGTAATCTTATCATTGAAGTAGATGAGACTACTGTGTATCCGGGCAAGGTGTTCCGGCGTCAGGGCGGTGCTCCAGGGCAAGGAATCTTCGGCACCAAGTTCCCTAACGTAGCACAAGAGAACATGCAACTCTTTGATAAGGCACGAGTACTAGCAGATGAAAGTACTGGATTCCCTAGTTTCGCTCATGGACAAACCGGAGTATCTGGCGTTGGGCGTACAGCTTCTGGTATTTCTATGCTTATGTCTGCTGCTAACGGTTCTATTAGGACGGTAGTTAAGAACGTTGATGACTACTTGCTTCGCCCACTTGGTAAAGCTTTCTTCTCATTCAATATGCAGTTTGACTTTGATGACCAGATTCGTGGTGACTTAGAGGTACATGCCTCTGGTACAGAGAGCCTCATGGCTAACGAAGTACGGTCACAGCGTTTGATGCAGTTCTTGCAGGTTGCACAGAACCCAGTACTAGCTCCCTTCGCTAAGATGGACTACATCATTCGTGAGATTGCTAAGTCTATGGACCTTGACCCCGATAAGGTTACTAACTCTATGCAGGACGCATCTATCCAAGCTGAGATCCTAAAAGGCTTTCAGGCTCCCGTACAGCCTCCTGCAGGACCGGAAGGTGTAAACATGCCCCAAGGTGGCCCAGCACCAGAAGGACAGGCTCCACAGGGCGTACAGGACACCTCAGGTGGCGGTGGCTCTCAGATAGGCGTAGGTACAGCACCAACACCTGGTGAGCAAGGGTTTAGCGGTAATGTCGCTTAAGAAGCTAGTTAACGATAAACAGATATGGGATGCGTTCATTGAGGAGCTTGATGGGTGCATCTCTTCCACACATAGAAGTATGGAAAACATCTCTGATACTGCAGAG